AGTATTTGCTCCACCGTAGATGTTTAAATCCCCAACAGGAAATAGAGGTGTGGTAAAATCTCCAGTATACATATCGCTTTGTACTGAATTAATTCCGCTAGCCATATTTTCACCAATTAAACTGCCGTTTAGAGTTAATTGTATCAATAGATCTTGTATTCGAGCCTGTCGCAAAATATTTAACTGTAATTCTATACCTAAAATGGTAGTTCCAACATTTGGAATTTTATAGCCAGTGCACCATAATTGACTAGTATTGCTAAGAAATTTTTCCATCCATAATCCACTTATAGTGTATAAAGGTTGGCCGCTTACCGCATAAGCACCTGGTAGTAAAGCAGTTGGATTATATTTCCAATCAATACTAGGGTTTTGTGGCACTATGGGATTAGGTACATTTACATTTGTTAAAGTAGTAGGATTATAAAATCTTGTGGTTGTCATCTTTTATTTAACAAAAAAAAGAGCACCGAAGTGCTCTTTTAATTTTGTCTAACTTTTAAGTAAACAAATTAACTAAACTTAACGTTAGCGTTAGTAATAGCAACTAAACCTAAATAGTCAGCAGCATTACCTAAAGAACTTGCTGTATTTGACAACTCAACATAACCATAGCGTGTCATGAATGATACGACTGGTTCAAATGTTGATGGATCCAATACAACACCACTGCTCATCAATGGAATGTATGGGCAATAGAATGCTGGAGCATCAGACTCGCTAGATCCTTTGTAACCAATTAGGATACTTGCAGAATCTTGAGCATAGCTGTTAACATAAATCTTCATAGCACCGTTCAATGTACCAACAAACTTAGTGTTTGTAGGAGCTTCGAATGTACCTTCTGTTGTACGAGCAAATGCGCTAGTAGTAGCAGATTGAAGGATTGTTAAAGCAAATGGGCTAACGACAGCGTAGTTACCTGCGCCACGACGAGTTCTTTGAGCGATCAAGTTGCTTACGCGATTGATTTGAACTGCAAGAGCAGCATGCTCATCACCAACGAATGTAGCAGTACCACTTACTTGTGATTGATCATAAGTTTGTGTTGCTGTACCAGCTAATGCTGTTAATGAAGCAATGATTTCTTGGTCAATTTCAGCTGTAATTTCTTGAGCTAAAGCTGCCATTACTTCTGCTTCTACATCAATACCTTGTTGTGCTTGAGCGTCTTGAGCTGATTCAAAAGTCCAACGAGCACTCAATTTACGAGTTTTCGCTTCAACTGTTTGTTTCAAGATTTGTATGCTCATTCTGTTACCAGCTTGACCTTCTAAAGTAGCTGTTGAAGCTGCTTTAGCGGCACCATCGTTGGTATTACCAGAATAAGAAGACGCAATCTTGAATGGGCTCAATGCCTCTTCACCTGCTAGCACATTGGCTCCTGCAGATGTATCAGCATAACGCACACGCAATGTGTGGATCTGTCCGACTGGACCAGTCATTGGCTGAACGCCAACCAACTCGTTAGCAATAACGGTTGGCATAACACGACGGATTACTGGAAGAATCACGCGGTTTAGTGTTGCAACGTTACCGGCAGAAGTGGCACCAGCTGTAGGACTTTCCATCAAATACTTACGAGTATTTTCTAGTGTAACTCCCATTACTGATTTTTTAGTGCCTGACAAGCCTTCTAATAGGGCTTCCTTGGTTTCTGCCCAACGTCCGTTTAATAGTTCTGACATTTAAATTTCTCCTTAAAATTTTAGTCCGGCAAGTTTACGAATATCGATGATATCTGCTGACTCACTGCTATTTTGGTTGTTGGAAATCTTATTTCCGGTTATTTCTTTAGCCTCTACTAGTGCCTGTTTTTTCTGCGGAGTCTTGCTAACATTACCGTTGATAACGCTTGGCAAATACTTTTCAAAACTTTCGTTTAGACGTTCTGTTTTCACAGTCTCCATTAATTCAGCCATGATGTCTCGTTGTTCCTTGTTTAGAGGAGCAAGTAATTCATTCATGATTGTTTTTCTTTCTTGACTCTCTTTAAGAGCACGGACTTGAGCTTCTTTACTTTCTAAGAGTTCTTCAGCTTTGACAACTGCCTGTGCGGCTTCTTTCATTGCTTGATCTTTCAGGTCTATGACTTTGAGTAATTTTGCTGTTTCCGATTTTTCATTTAGGTATGACGCTTGATATTCTGTAGCAAACGCTTCGAATAACTTGCGACCAAAGTCTGCTCTACGAGCTGCTTCGATGTCTTCTTTTAAGGCATGTATTTCAGAATGTAAATTCTGACTTACTACACCTTCGACCATCTTAGCTGCACGAGTGATGAACTCTTGTTTTACCTTCTTGATTTCTTGACGACCTTCACGAACTAAGCGTACCTTAGTTTCAGCTAGATCCTTTTTATCTTGCGTAAACTCTGTGATTTCTTGAGCTAGAGCCTCAACTACAAAGTGTTCTAATTTTGCAAATTTACTTGCCATTACTACTTGATCTTCGTGTAATTCACGAACTTCAGAAGCTAGCTGACGAGTAACAAATTCCTTCATTACTTTGCTAACTGCTTTCTTTTCTTTAGCTAGTTTGACTTTCATTTCATCTAGCTGACGACGATCATCGGCAAACTCAACAATTTCAGCAGCTAGTTGTTCAGAGATCATACGATCTACTGCTTCAACCATTGTGTTTTTGTCGTGTTCATATTTTTGCGCAAATTCTTCGCGTAGTTGTTGAGCAGCTACTTCTTTAGCTTCGCTGATGCGAGCTTCGAACGCTTGCTCAATTGACTCTTTGATCTCTTCTGAAATCACATTGTTTTCAAATAAACTTTTTAGTGCATCCAACATGTGATTCTCCTTATTATTGGAGTCGGTTTATTATTGCTAATAAACTTTCTTTGAGATATTTCTGTGCTTTAGGGTCACCTTTCACCTCTTGCGCTATGCGCAAGCTATTTAATCCACCACGATTATTCATCAAGTGTTCATAAATTGGTGTAGGATATGCTCCAGGAGCACTAGGTTGAGCTACCATATCTACTGTGATAATCTCAAAATCTGATACTTCACCGGATCCGTCATCTTTGACATTTCCAGATCCGCGACTTGAAACACCTAACTTGACTCCGCTTTCCAGCATTGTACGAATTAGTTGTCCCATTGGTGTTGGAAGTATTTTCAACTTCCCGTAACCGTTTGGACCGTCCATCCACATATTTGTTATCATGTGGCTTACACGGTCCAGGTTAATTTTTAGATCATCTGGATGATCCACTTCTCCGAGAACTGAATAACCGTTCTGAATCTGATCGTTAAGGGTCTTAACAGCCTTGCCAATCTCATTAACAGGGTAAACACGCTGGTTAGCGTTGCGTATACCGCCCTGGATACAAATCCCGGACATGTATAAACTCTTCCCATCTTTGTCATCAGACTCAACGATCATTTTTGCTTCGTTGAAACTGAGATTCTCTCGGAGGTATAACATATATTAACGAACTCTAGAACTAATCAAGCTCTTGGTATTACGGCCACCTTCTTTATTGTGTGCTGTACTACNTACTGCTCCGCCTTCGCCGTGACCTTTCTTCTCTGGGCCATGTCCAGGTTCTTTCTTTTTAAACGCTGTTTTTCCTGCGTTTCCACCTGGTTTATTGATATTACCAAAATCATTTACTGTAGCATTTGGTTTGGCCAAACCACCTTGTGTGCCACCTTTTTCTGTTGAAAAACTTTGTGCAATGTTCTTTGCAGAACCGCCCATATCGTTTTTCATGTTGTCGATTGTGGACTTTGTGTTAACGCCATTATCACCGTGTTTTGGTAGTGGAACTTTGTTAACATACTCGTTCATGTGGTGGTGAACATGGTGCATTACACCTTCTTCTTCTTGTTCTTCGTGCTCATCCGCGCCCATCATATCTGCTTCGATGTCATGCATTGGCATGCCGTCGCCGTGTATTCCTGGCTCATTTTCTTCTTCGTGTTCTTCGCCTTGCAATAGTTGTTCAAACTCTGCTTTTAGGTCTTCTAGTGCGTCTTCTAAGTCCATAACGCGATCTTCGATATCGCCTTCGCCTTCACCGTCGTCTTCTGGTTCTTCTTCAGCGCCAAATGGATCTTCTTCGTCGTCTTCTGGTTCTTCGCTGTCGTCTTCAGCGTCATCACCGTCCTCTTCCTCTTCTTCACCTGCAGATTCTTCTTCCTCTTCTTCTTCTTCCATACCTTCGTTTTTATTGTATGGATTGCCAGTATCTTGGCTAAAATCTTCTGCTAATAATTCTTCGTAGATTTCACGAGATTTTCCTACTACGATATTGTGGAAAATTTCTTTAGCTGTTGCCTGATCTTCATTGATCAAAGCTTCAAGCATAGCTTCAAATTGAGCGCGGTCAGTCATGTTTAATCTCCTAAATTATGTGATTCAAGGCTGTGTATTATTTACACTATAATGTAATAAATGGGTTAATATAGGCAAAAATTAGCCGATTTAGCAATTTTTATTATGCGGCAGGTGGTGCGGCAGGTGGNGCAGCATACATTGAATGAATAAAAGCTAGTTCACTTTCTTGTTCTAGAATATGTGCCTCAGTACTTTTTCTTAATTCATTTATTTGTCTTAAAGTTAATCTCGTTTTTCTAGTATCATCTCTATGTAATACACTAGAATCGCGTTTAGGCTCGTAGCGTAAATCATTCGCTACATGCCTAGTATCGGGGTCAATATAAAATAATTCTCTTAAGATCATATGGTATTTATGCTCCTGGTGCTGGTGCAGCTCCTCCAGGTCCTGGTGCTGCTCCTCCTGGAGGAGCACCTTCTTCAGTTTCTGACTGCATATCATCGGGTGCGGATAAATCACCTGCAGCATCCATATCTCCACCAATTCCGCTTGCACTTATACCTGCGCTACGCAATTCACCAGCAGCATCTGTTGTAGTCGGTTCACCTTTACCATTTTCTTCTGCCCACATGCGTTCATTTTCTGCTACTTCTTCGTCTGTTAGACTTAAAAAGCGTTTAAGAGCAAAACGCTTGCTCATAAAAGGAACCTGTTGAATGGTATTAAAAGTATTAATGCGCTCAGCGTCAATGGCCGCTTGACGACTACTGGCAAAATTCATAGGAGGATTAAAATTCAATTCAAACAAACTAGAATCGATATTCAATCCTTTACTGTGCAAGAACATTTTAAATTCTTCGTCAAACACGCCAGTCATTAAGGCCTGTAAACGTTCACAGTATTTGTTAAAACGCAATTCTTGAATATAAGCTGTACCCACTCGACCATCATTAAAATTACTTTGACTGTCATCTTGTCCAGTAGGCAAATAGCTACTTGGTATACGCAATCCGCGGAATAACTTGTTAGTAAAGTACTTTAAGTCATCAATTTCGCCAATATTCTTACCGCCTTCTAGCATTGTTACATCGGAACCTTTGCCGTCTGCTGTTTTAGGAAAGAAATAATCTTCGTTAATGCTTAGAGGGTTGTATGCAGAGTCTATGACATTCTGTCCGCCTCCTGTTTGTGACGGAATACGGCGTTGGTGGATTTCGTTTTTAACACGCTCAACAAATGCCATAGCCAAATGACTGGGCATATTGCCAACATCAATATGGAATACACGGCGCTCTGGAGCTCTCTGTATGCGATATATTAGAATAGCATCTTCTAATAATTCTTTTTGTTTATAAACTTTAAAAATATTTTCAAGCAGGCTATTACCAAATGGATAGTTTTGATCAAGTCCTTCACTTAGACTTAAATGTACAATATGTTCACTATTAATAGCATTTTCAGTTTGTTGAAGACCAAAACGATTGCTTGAACTACTTCCACCACTTGAACCGCTACCTGCATAAGTTTGTGGTCCTGTTCCTCCGCCACCACCTGGTGCTGCACCTCCATGATTGCGAGGATTTATATTAGGTGTAATCTGTGTGGCAATCAAATTCATAAAATTAGGAGCTATGTCTTTGATTACAAATTGCTCTGGTTTTTTACCTTCGCTTTCGTTAACAATTACTTTGACAATTTTACTAGCATCAATGTAGTTCCATTTTTGATTTTCTGGATCACGAATAAAAAAACTGTCACCGAATTTAAATGTATTACGAACTATACGAAATATTCTAGTATCAAATTTTTGTAAAGCATTCCATTGTTGCAAATATTCGCTTAGAATTTTTACTTCGCTATTAGTAGCTTTTTGACGCCATCTAATAGCAAAGGGATTTTTACTGTCTTTAAGTTTTTGTGTACAAAATTCAGCAAGAATATCTAAAGCCGCATTGACTTCTGGGTCACTATCCATAACTTCATATTGTTGATAACGCTCGATACGATTTGGACTACCGCTATAAACATCTGGCAAATAACTTGAGTAGTTACTTCGCGCGGGTCCAGGGCGATTGCCGTTATTTTGCCCGCTAATAGTGCTGATAGAACCATTTACAGGCACCGGAGAAAAGTATTTTTTCCAACTCATGAATTATCCTTATGCTAATCTGTTACCGCTTGCTGCTTTAACTGCTTTAACTTGTGCTTGGGCAACACTTACAGTTTCTCTAGCCGCTGATAACAATTGCGTCATAGTACTATTTAAGTGTTCTAGGCTCTTGTGTACTTCTTTTAAGGTAACTTCTCCGGTAGCAGGAACAGGTTTTTTCATTGTCTCCTTAACATCATGCTCTTGGGCTTTTTTAAGTTCTGCTTTCTTTTTAGCTTCTTCTTCTTTTTTAACATCTTCTTCAGGTTTTAATTTAGTAGCAGTAGCACTAATTGCTTTTGCATCAGGCGTTTTAATATTTGCAAATATTTCGCTCCACATATCTGCACTCTTAACATTTTTAGGAGCTGCTTCATTTTCTGCTGAAGATATTTGTTTCTTTAAATCTGCTAATTTTTTAGGGTCAGCATCTAATGCTGTAGACATTTTAGTATATTCAGCTTTTTTATCGCCTAGTTCAATTTCTTTCTTTAGAGATTCTAATTTTTTAGGGTCAGCATCTAATGCTGTAGACATTTTAGTATATTCAGCTTTTTTAGCAGATAACTTTTCTTCATCGGATAATTCTTTAGTTTTAATCAAAGTAGAATTTTGAATGTTCTGCATATCACGCTTGATTAATTCATCCGTTGACATGTCTTTAACATCTTTAACTTTGCCTGTCATGTTCTGAACATTTGCCATATCACGAGCTATCAATTCAGCCGTTGACATGTCTTTAACATCTTTAACTTTTCCAGTTATTTTTTGATTGTTGGCCATTTCATGAGCTAATAATTCGCCTGCAGAAATGTTTTTTATTTCTTTAATTTTGTCAGTTTGTTCATTAGAAGAGTCACCGTATGCCGCTATTGATAATTTGTTTAGATCATTAATAGCTTGTTCTTTGGCTGCTTGTTCTTCTTCTGAAGATGCAGCTTGAATATCGGCAAGCCTAGATTGTGCTGTTTGAAAATCTTCTGCCATCTTGGCTTGATTAGCAAGACCGTTTTTATCAATGTCATTTAATACATCGAGACGAGCTTGATCACTGGCTAAATGTTGTTCAGCTCGAGCTTTTCGTTTTTCAGCTTTGGTAAGTTCTTTTTGTTCTTCGTCAGTTAATTCTCGTGTGGCTTGTATAGTTTTTAAATCTTGAATTATTTGAGATTTGTTAGCTATAGTCTGCTGATCAAATGCAATATCTTCTTTAGCTTGTCTTTTTTCTTCGCCAATCTTTATAACATTTTGTTCAGCGTAGTTTTTCTTCCATATCTCTGTATATTGTTTAGTATCATCTTCTGTAACTGATGATTTAGTATTTTGACCCGATGGTGCTGCAGGTGAAGTACCTGGATTTGATGCTGAACTTATAGAAGTGGTTACCATCTTACTCATGGCGTTTATATCAATTCCACTGTCACCTTTATCTTTAGTTAATGCTTCCGTGGCTGTTGCTAACCCATCTAACTTAATATTCTGCATGAGATTTTGCATTTTATCATCAGGTACGACATATTCTTTACCAGCTTCGCCTATTATTGCTAGTTCAGGTCCTGATGTAGTTGTACCTTCTGCATGCTTACTCAATCCTTGCAATGTTGTGTCAATTTTGTTCAGCCCATCGACGATTAATTGAGTTCCACCACCTCCTAACCCTCCAAGTGCCTGAGCTGAATTTCCAAGAGCATAACCAGTGTCTGGAGCACTTTTCACAGCTTTGTAAACATCTGCTGTGTTGCCTGCAGTTTGGCTTTTATCGCGTCCAGCGGCAACATCTTTTTCCATTGCAGCACCAAGACCTAATTTTTCTGTGCCACCGCCTTCTTTATTTCTCACCACTTGTGAAGGAACTATCTGTTGTGCTATGTGATTAAGCACTGGGCCTACTTTTTCATTTAAAGGTTTAGCCAAGCTATTCATCAATGCACTTTCAGCTGACCCTGCGGCTGTAGCAACAGCTACCAATGCTTCAGTGCTTTTACTTCCAGCTTTATCAGTTACTTTTCCTTTTTCATCTTCTGTCTTATTCAATTGTTCTAATTCAATCTGATGCTGTTGATCTGCATGAACAGCTCTGAGTTTTTGCTCTTCAGTCATGCCTTTCAATTTACCTTCGCGTTCTAATCTCAACAAAGTACCTTGTTCTGCTTCATAATACTTTTGATTCTTAGACATGCTGTCCATTTGAGATTTACCGGCTTCATAAGTAGCGCCTAAAGTACCTAATTGCAATTTATTAGCATCTCTTTGATTTAGACTGTTTTGTATCCTAGCTTCTTCAGCAAATTTATTTGCAGCTTCTATATCACCTTTTTGACTAGCCACAGCGGCTGATATTGTAGCTTGTGCTTCTTTTCCACTAATGGCTACTTGCATTTGCGCTTCTTTACTTTGTATCGTACCGGTAGCAAATACTTCTTTAAACATCTGGCCTTGGCCACGCAGTTCAGCTTCTTTCTGTTGTTTATAGTAGTTGTCACGAATAGCTTTAGCTTCGTCTTCGCTTTTACCCATGGTCAATAAACGAAGTTTTGATTCGACCTGCATGTCAGTCCGGGCTTTTTGCATTATTTCTTCTTGTTCTTTGCGACTGATGCCAGTTAATTTGGCCATGCCATCCATTTCAGTAGCTAAAGCAACAGCACTAGCAATGGCTTTTTTTCTGGATTGTTCGTTGTCCATATTAACACCTTGTTGCAAACTTGCTTGCAGTGCTAATACATCATTTATATCTGAAGTAGTCATGCCCAGTTTACGAAGACCATCACTAGCTCCGTTATCTTGCATTTCTTTGCTTAACTTGGCAAAATTTTCTGCGCCTTTAGTAGCGCTTCCACCTAACGCATTAAAGTTTCCAGCGTTCTTTTTCATTAGATCTGCAAACTCGCCTAGATTCAATCTAGCGCCAGATGCGGCTGCACTCATACCAACTATGTCGTTGCTGAAACTTGCCCCAGTATCACTTAGCTTTTGCCAAGTTTGCATACCAGGTTTAATTACTCCTTCTAAACTTGAATATGCTTTTTGGGCCGCGCCGGCAGCTGCGCTAGTACCTTCTAATGCTGTGTTTAATGGATTGAATCCGCCACTACGAATTTTGTCCAACGATTCAGCAAATTCTCCGGTAGCTTTACCAGCTCCGCCACTACTACCACCAGAGCCACCGCCAGAACTTTGAAGTCTTTTAGCTAATCTGTCCAGTGTGTCATCGCTTAAATCAACTTTATCAGCCATAAAAAAATCCTACAAATATGTCTTATATTTATAGGATTCAAAAAGTGACTAGTTTATGTTATTTTTTATAAATTGAATTGGCTGCTCTAGGTATACTGGCTATCTTTTTGACAGCAGGATCGTTAGGAAACGCTTTTATATAAGTCTGCACTTCGGGTTTCATAAACGCCCAATCATCTAATGTGCCGTCAGGGTTAGTAATATTAATGTTGTTGATTAAAACTGCGTTTGGAGCTGTGTTAACATTATTAATTTTACCTATCTGACCTAATTCGTCCGCAGCCACAGCGGCTGGATTAATTTTTCTTTTGTTTTCTTTTTCACTGTCATAGACTCCCATTCCAGGATTATCCATAAATTTATTAATAATAGGAATCTGACTCAGTAATTTCCTTAATTGATTCCAAGCCTCGTCTGGAATAGACCCAAAAAATATCAATGATTGCAACATGTTTGGACTTAACAACCATTTTTTAAAAGTATCGCTGTGTAAAAATGCTTCTAGTGCTTCAAACACCGCAGTTTCTAACACAATTCCTGTTATAGCACCTACTCCTCCGGCAAAAAAACCTACACCTAATGTAGCTACACCAAATATAATTTGAGCTAGTATTCTTACTATTTTAGTGTTGGCCAACGCAGTCACTAACCAAGGTGCAAAAGCCTGTACTTCCCATATACCCCAGAAGGCAGCCCTTGCATCTTTAAACTCTTTTTCAGTTTTAATCTGATTGTTTTCATACATCTTGTCTGTGACATAAAGATGATATACTAGTTCAGCACAGACAGCATACAAGGTTAATACTTTAAGAAAGATACTCCAGCGACCAATTTTTGCATCCCAAGCAGCTGTAGCGGCTTTTCTTGCGGCTACATTACCATCTTTGGCAATATTGTCATATAATTTTATCAGCTCTGCACTGGCACCTGTTGATTTAGCAGCATCGGCGGCTGCTTTAGCTGCTTGAGCATCTGCAGCTGTTTGAGCAGCAGTTTTGGCTTGACTGCCTCCAAACCATGTTAATGGATTTAGACTAAATTCGTTCAGAGCCTGTTTATTGGCGATAATTTCGTAGACTTTCATAATAGATATTTACCATTTAGTCTAATCAATTAAAAAAACCTTAAAAAGTGCGTATATAAATACACTATAAGGAGTAAGCAACATGGTTAATAATCCGTTACAAAAATATTTTAGGCAACCAAAAGTCTTTGTTAAATTGCCGTCAGGAGGCATTTACAGTAAACCAGGAACAATTCAAGGAGATGTAACTCATATGCCCGTTTATGGTATGACTGGCATGGATGAAATCATTAACAAAACTCCCGATGCGCTCCTGTCAGGAGAAAGTACTGCCGCAATTATTTCTAGCTGTTGTCCTAATATTAAAGATCCTTGGGAATTGAGTATCATTGATTTAACTATGCTATTGGCCGCAATTCGAGTTGCAACTTATGGCAATATCATGGCTGTAACACATGTTTGTACTAACTGTAAAACAGAAAATGACTACGATTTAGACCTAAATCGTGTTATTGAACACTACATGAATTGCAATTATGACAACAAAATTGTCTTGAACGATCTTACAATTACGCTGGTTCCAATGAATTATAGACAAAGCACCGAGTTTAATCTTAAAAATTTCAGACTACAACAACAAGTTGCTCAAGCAGAAGTAGTAGAAGATGAAACAGAACGACAGGCACTAGTATCAAAACTGTTTAAAGACCTAGCTAGAGTACAAAATGAAATTTACAAAGTCACTATTGAAAGTGTAAACACTGGCACTCAAGTTGTTACTGAGAGAGCATTTATTTTAGAATGGATAGATAACGCGGATCGTTCAGTATTTGAAGCTATTAAGGAATTGAATGCTAAAAATAATGATACTTGGACTATGCCTAAATTTCCAGTGAAGTGTGATACTTGCGGAACTGAAACCAATATAACTGTGGAATTAGACCAAGCAAATTTTTTCGTCAGAGCCTAATTAGCTTATCAGCAGATGAAATTGAGCAGAAGTTAGTTAGGCTAGATAACGAAGTTAAAAATTTTAAACAAGAACTTTTTAAAATATCTTGGTATATGCGAGGAGGAGTAACTGTAAATGATCTCTTGCATAGTTACAGTTACGAAGATCGTGATATGATCTACAACGTGATCAATGACAATATTGAATTAACTAAAGAAACTAAAATGCCATTGCTTTAAGAAGAACTTGCGTTCTTCTGTTCTTCGCTTTCGCTCGAACTTGTTATACAATTTCAATGATTAAACGCGAAGCGTTAAGATATTATCCAGATTGTTCAGTCACACTTTGCCCAGGCAGGGCAAAGTGAAAAACATTATCCGAGTTGAACATGATCACTTAGCGTTACTGCATTACAGTGGCGGTCATCCGGTACCACGAGCAGAGTCTTTATATGACGGCGGTTTACAAATATACGCTAACATAAGTGTAAACGTGGAGCTACAGCTCCTCTTTTTGCCTTTTTAACTTTTAAAACAACCAAACCGCGGCAGATTTGCGATCCTCGTCCTGTTAAGGATAGTGGTTGAGTACTCCTCGGGCTAGAGAATTCCGTCCCCGTTATTATCCGGTTGTCTCTGGGCGCATGAAATTGGCCTGCGCTAGCTATTACCCGTTAATTTGTTTGCCTTTAATATGGGAGCCATGAACACGAACTGAGATCTGACCGTTATAATATTCGTCAGATTCTAAAACTCTGCGTGTGAATTGTTCTCGTGCCTCTATGTATGACGTTTCAGCCTTGGATTTACAATAAAATAGTATCTCTCGCCGAAAGTTTTCTTGACCTAACTGCGTAACATCCTTGCTCAACTCCGGGCTAGAACCATAATAGTCTTGCCAATCGCTGTCAATTTTGCTACGGATTTTCTTTTTTTTCTTAGTGCCGTTTTTTAATTTTACTGTTTTATAAGTAGTTTTAGAAAATTTTGCTAGTTTTTTGCCTATGTACATACGACCTGACTGTATGTTTGTTATAAGATATACAAATCCTACACAATCTTCAGGTAATGATGTTATTAATTCATTGTTGTAGTACCAAGACATACACTAGTTAGTGTTATCTTAGTCCTTAGCCTCTTGATTTTGATCTAATTTTTTTTCTCTTTTTGTTCTATCTAACCAGACACGATATTGTTGCACATGTTCTCTACGCTCACGAGCTATAATTCTGATCTGTGCTAGCCAATAACGCATGTTTTCTCCTGCAGACCTAGTTCCTTTTTCCTGCCATTTTTGATTTTCCTTAAAATATTCTCTAAAAGCAGCCATGAGTCTATCATGTGATTCTTCGTTTTGATATGGACTAGGCTCAACGTGTTTACTCATTTACTTCTAAATCATTAGCATAACTAGTATAGCCGTTTTCTTTTATAACTCTAAGTACATTGTTTACCCGGCCTATTAGTTCATCCTTATGGGAAATTAAGAAAATATTCTTCTTTCTTTCTCGACTCATTTTCTTTAGTATGCCTAATGCACCTTCAACACCACTAGAATCTAAGCCGTTATCTATTAATTCATCTACAAATAACAGATTGATCTGTTGATATAGACTTTCCCATACATCTCTAAAGGCAAAACTTAAACTAATAATGAGTCTATTGCGTTCTCCACGACTGAGATTATCAAAATCTAAGTCTTGACCTAGCTGTGTAATTATAACTGATAAGTCATTTTGGAATAACACACTGTGCGGTAAACCCATTTTATCAAGATAATAGGTTAATCTATTGTTCAAGTAGGATAAATTTTGATCAATAATTTTTTTACGAATAAAACTATCCTTGCTAGTTAACAGTTTTAATAAAAATTCTTGATGTTCTTTGATTAAGTTTAATGCATTTACTGTATCCCAAGAAATTTCAACCAATGCTGTATCAGTTAATTCATCAATTTGTTCTTGATAAGGATCTGTTTCATTGCTTTTAGAAATCAATTGGTTTTCTAATGTTGCTAAGTTATTTTGATGTTTTAACGCCTGTTCTAATGTATCATAGTAAGTACTAGGACAGCCATTGATCTCGCCAATGAGACCAATTTCTTTGGTTATTTTTTCTAGATCTGCTGTAAGTTTATTCTGGTATTGATCAGCTTCTTCTAAGTGTTTTGTTGCTGCTGCTGTCATTTCCCCATGTTTATGGTCGTGTAAGTCTTGTTCACAAGCATGACATTTTTTATCCTGCAACTTAACAAGCTCTCCTGCATATTTTTTTACGCTTCTTTCTGCCTGCGATAGCGCAGATTCTAGCGTTGCTCGTTCTTTATTAAGGCTTTTCAACAAGGCTGTTTTTTCATCATACACTTTTAACTCTGCATGTTTAGCAAGTTCTGCTTCTATATCAACACTTTCGAGTTCTACAATGCTACGACCAATTTTTTCTAGTTCATTATTGTGCTGATTACGCCATGCACTTTGTTTTGTCAACAAATTATCTATGCTTTTTTGAATACTTTCATTAGATTTTTTTGTAGCTTCTATATTTGCGCTTTCTTGTAAGATTTTATCTTTAATTTCTTTAATTAAATCTTTAAGAGATTCAGCTTTTTCGCTTAATAAAGTAACTCCTAGTAGTTGTTCGATGATTATTCTTTGATCATTCGCTCTCATACTTAAAAAAGGTTCTGTATAAGTGTTTAGTGCCACAATATGTTTAAACATATCATGACTCATTCCAATTAAATCATCTAAATCTTTTTGTGTTTCTCGAACATCGCCTTGTGCGTCATCAGTTTCCCCGCCTTCTTGTTCGATGTCATTAACATAAAATTTTAATATGTTTGGTTTACGACCTCGTTCGATTCGATACTCTACTCCATTTTTTTCAAAAGAAAGTGTAACTAACATGCCTTTGTTGTTAATCTTATTAATAAGATTATCTTTTTTAATATTAGTTAGTGCGTTTCCAAATAGTGCATAGCTTAGTGCGTTAACAATAGTAGTTTTTCCAGTACCATTACGACTTCCAGCATCATCCCCGCCTTGATCTAAATTTTCACCTAGCACTAGTGTTAGATTTTCTTGTGCAAAATTGACTGCTTGAGTTTGGTTACCCACACTCATAAAATTTTTAACTGTTAATTCTTTAATTTTCATAGGCTACTGTAAATTTCTAACAAGATATTCTTGTCATAAGTGTCACTTTCAATATTAATAATCTGACTAGATACAATTTGATCAACGCTTTCAAATGACTGGATATCTATATTAGTATTAATTTCAATTTCTTTTTTCTCGGCAATCAAAGTTAATTCTCGAATATCATATCTTTTCATAAAATCTTCTTTGACAAAACTAGCTTCTTCAAAACTAATATCAATGTCTAGTGTAACACGCAAATGACTCTTGGGCAAGATGATTGAGTCTGCTTCATCGATTAGCCGACTTAATGGCAGGGTTCTATAAGTAGGCTGATCGGGCCATGCATGGTATTCTGGTTGTCCTCCCCACTCTAGTATCATCATACCACGCTCATCGTCCCATGCATCTGCATAGTTGTGCGGGAAAGAATTACCAATATAAATCATATTCTTTTGTCGCTGACGCTTGTGAAAGTGTCCGCTAAATCCTAATTCATAGTTTTTAAAATTTTCTAAAGTAATTTCACCATGATCAGGCATCTGTACCATAGCGTTCATAAAGAAATTAGGTAATTCGAAATGACCAAAAATGTATTTGCCACTTTTATTGCTTACTGATTTCCATTCTTCGCCGACCAACCATGGACATAAGGTAACATCGCCAATAGTAGTAGGCTCATGTACAACAGTAACACCAGGAATGTATTTGCCAAATTCGACACTATGAATGTCTCGTTTATCTTTATAGTAAAGATCGTGATTTCCAGGAAAAAAATAAAAGTTATTAAAAGCCTTTCCAAGTTTTTCCAAGGCCCTGAGGCTATAATCCATAGTAGTAATGTTGAGACTATTACGATTGTGATGCCAATCGCCCATAAAGATACCTGTATCACAGCCTTCCTCTTTTGCTTTTGCAATATACCAGTCTACAAAATCTTCACAATCTTGATTATGTGTTGAACTGTTGCTCTTGAGACCGAAATGAATATCGGTCATACACGCAACTTTTTTAAATAAATTTGTCATTCGCTACTCTCATCAAATCGTTTTATAGCTGCTTCATGCTCACCTGCACCAGTACGACTGTAACTAGGATTCATTCCATTGATTTCTAAAATATCATCTCTTATATTTTGATTACGCTTTTCAGTATTAATAACTCTAACAAAACTATTTGTAACTGCGGCAGTAAAATAAGCAAATGGGTTATCACTTTTGCTTTCATCAAATTGTAAACCTATTTGTGTTAATTGTAAAATAGCCATGCCTTTCATTTCGTCGTTATAAGTGTAACCACGAACATTACCTCTAGTAGCATATCGTTCGCATAATTTGATCATCATGCGAGCAAGAGTATCGGTGATTTGTCCTGCATCTCGATCAAATTTGCCTTTAATTAGATCGCCTTTCCAATGACTTTTACCCACGCATATTAACTCGTCTTTATCATCGAATTTCCAATGCTGGAAAGGAGGAAAATTTACTTTATCTCTGTGATCTGCAAGGCTCTTAGGGTTCTTTTTTCTTGTTCCGTTTAACGGAATATGATCAAAAGTCATTACTCTAAATATAACATCTGTTTTTGCTATTTTTTTGTAATCTACTTCACAATCTGCAACTTTAATTTTTTCGCCTGCTTGCTTTCTGCGTTCAAATTCTTGTTGCCCTAATCTTTTTGCCCGAACTCGTTTAGCTTCTGCTATTGTTCGAATGTTAATTTTATCAATACTGGGTAAAATTAAATCATATTGATGATATTCTGGACTGGTAAAACTACAATAAGATGATTTTGACCTATGTATTTCTAACAACATATCCTTGTTGTTTAAGTAATTAACTTTTATTGTCATCCTTGAGAATCCTTTAATATCTAATTATAAACTA